AGCAAGGTGAATTTAAGATAATGGTTCCAGATAATGAAATGCCAACACAGCAATTTAGTTATGACATATTTGGTATGGGATTTGATGATTTTGAAGTTCATATTACCAAAGGTCAATTTGAATCTGCATTTGGAATTGGACCAAGTCCAAAGATGAGAGACTATTTATACTTTCCATTAATTAATAGAATGTATGAGGTTAGTGCTGTTTCTTATGCTGATGAATTTAATCTAAATATGACTTATTGGAAAGTTATGCTTAAGAAGTTTGAAGAGAGAACTTCAAGTATTATTAACGATACTGCAATTGAGCAAGAGCTTGACGACTTAACGGTTGGAATAGAAGAAATATTCGGAGAAGAGATTCAAGAAGAATATGTACAAACAACAAAACCAGAACAATACAAAACCACATATACTGAAGTTGGAGACGGTACTAGATATAGAATTCATAATAAACTTTTAATCACAGATGCTGAGATTAGAAATAGATGGACTGTTATCTCTAAAAACCACTATGATTTAACTTCAACTCTAGATAGTAATATTGAAGCTCTAGTCTATAATAAAAAATCAGAGTTGGCAACTTCAGATAATGTTGCATTTACAACATGGATTAGACCAAAGTTTGACAATACAGATCACCAGATTCTTTTTGATGGTTGGGAAAATGGAAAGGGACTTCAGATTCTAGTTTCTGCTGCATCGACCATTGTAAAAATTAATGGAGATACTCATACATTTTTACACGACTTAGCTCTAGAAAATAATATATGGTATGGTTTCGTCTTTAACTTAAATAATAAATTTAAGACAATCTCAGTTTCTACATATAGGCTAGATCCTTTAAGTAACTTCCAAAAAACTAATGTAGCTACTAAAACATTTATACAGGCTAACCATGCTGTTAAAAACTTTGGAAACCCATATGGATGGGTAACTCCAAAGAAATACCAATTGATGCCGGCTAAATTAGATGTTACCAATATTAGACTCTTTAAAAAGACAATCGGTCTAGACCAACATATGAATGTACTACAGCAATATGTTGTAAGAGATAATCAACTAGCACATATTATCGATAATGCAATCCCTTCTATTGGATTGAGGAGATATAACCAAAGTAGATAATTCCAAACTACTAATATATGCTAACAAAGTTAGATATATAAATTATAATATAATAATATGAGCGAAAAGAAACCCAGTATTTCAGAGCAAGCAGATAAAATTAGAGAAGAATTAGATTTCTTAATTGGTGATGAGGAAACATTAGATGTGGAAAGTGACCCAAGTGACTTGCCAGCTTTAGAATCAAAGCCCTTAGTACCACAAGTAAACTATACAGAACTTAAAGCCGGTGCAACTAAAAAGGCCAAAAGAACTATTACTAGTTTAATGAAGTTCTATCTTGATGCAGATATAATTGAGAAGGACGAATATATTGCAGCCAAAAAGAAAATGGATGAGATGACAATGTCCTCTCTGATCTATCAATTACAAGCAGGTGAGAGAGCGCTTACAACCTTATTGGAAACAATAGACAGTGGTGAATTAGCACCAAGAATGTTTGAAGTACTGGCAACCCTACAGAAATCAATGTTAGATATTATTAAATCTCAGACAATGTATCTAATGGCAGCTGAGGAGTCCACTAAACGTATTGCAAGGGATATCGAAATCTATCGTAAGAGAGATGATGTTAGAGAGATTGAAGAGGCTGGTGGAGACTCAAGTGACCGAAATGTACAAAGAGGTACAAAAGATCTAATGGCAGCAATTCAAGCTGGTATTAAGAGTGCGGACATTGAGGATATTGAGGATGTAGAAGAAAATATAGAAGAATAATAAATGAGCGAAGGTTACGTAGGAGATAATAAATGGATCCCGAAAGGTGAATCTGATGTAGCTGCGGAAAGAATCGTTTGGTCAACTAAACAGATCAACGATCTTATCTTAGCACTTGACCAGGGTTATCGACCTAAGATTAAGTTGCCTTTTTATGAAGGGCGACAATATCTCCGTAAAGGTAATGTTGTATTTGAGTATACTGACGAAGAGATAGCTGAACTTGCTAGATGTGCAAGCGATATTGTTTATTTTGCAGAGAAGTATGCTGTTGTAATGACAGATAATGGTATTCAAAAGGTAAAGCTTAGGGGTTACCAAAAGACAATGTTGCGTAACTTCCAAGATAATAGATTCAATATTGTACTTGCATCTAGACAGATGGGTAAAACCGTAACAGCCTCTATTTTTAATGCATGGTACCTAGTCTTTAATACAGATAAAAATACTCTACTACTTGCCAATAAATCAGATTCAACAAAAGAAATTATTGATAAGGCAAAGGTAGTAATTGAGAACTTGCCCTTCTTTATGAAGCCAGGTATTATCAAGTATGACGTAATGAATGTTAGATGTGATAATGGTTGTAGACTTATTGGTCAATCAACCACAGCAAAGGCTGGTATTGGATTTACAATTCATAATCTATACTTGGATGAGTTTGCACATATCCACCCTTCTATTGTGGATGTATTCTATGAGAATGTTTATCCAACACTTTCAGCATCTAAGGTCTCACGTATAACAATTACGTCAACTCCAAATGGATTTAATAAGTTCTACCAAATCTACGCAGCAGCCGAAAGAGGTGATAATGTGTATAAAGCACAAAGAATTGATTGGTGGGAACATCCAGATAGAGATGATGCTTGGTATGAAAGAGAATTAGGTAACCTAGGGACTATTGAAGCATTTAATAGACAGTATGGAAATGAGTTTGTAAGCTCATCTAATCTCTTATTAGATCCAATCTCAATTAAGAAGATGAGAAAGCGAGCACATAAATATGTCTATCATGAGCTAGATGAATTTGACTATATTAACATCGACGTTAAAGATTGTCTAGCATGGGATAAAGATTTTGATATTGATTCATGCAGAGACCCAGAAAAGTTTTGGCTATTCTCTGTAGATATTGCAGAAGGTAACGGTGGTGATGCTTCAGTAATTAATATCTTTGAACTACAGCCAATGAATATGAAAGAATTAGAGGCTATTCAGAATCCAGGGGCAATGTATGACTTCTTTAAGTTTACACAAGTGGCCAGATTTAAGAGTAATAAACATGTAATTGAAGATTTTGCAAAGATACTCTATACATTGGCAGTAGATATATTCTATAATGAGAACGTAAAGATGATTGTGGAGTACAATACTTATGGAACTGTATTATTCCAATATTTAAAGACTGTGTTTCCACAAAAGAATGATTTTGATGATGAGATGGTTGTAAGATTTAAACATAGACATGATGCTAGAACTCTTAAACCTGGTATTAAACTAAAATCAGACAACAAGGCAATCTTTTGTCAGAACTTCTCAAAGTTATATGGAGATAATAGGATAGATATCACAGATGAAGAAACTGTAATCGAAGCCAGTCTTTTTGGCACTTTACCAAACGGAAGTTATGGAGCTCAAATGGGCCATGATGACGTCATCATGACTGCGATTACAGCGACCGAATTTTTTAACACAACAGACTATGCAGATTTCGTGGAAGAGGCTCTAGATTTCGTTGATGAAAAAATCCATACAAGAATGGAAGCTATACTTTTTAAAGATAATGATACTGAAGGAGATTTACAATATGATATTTATGACCTTCTTAAATAAATTCACAAACTAAGACAGATATATAATTAAAGAATTAAAAAAAAACAAATAGAACAACATGGCATTAAGTCCTCAATTACAACAGTTCAAGAGCTCAGGCGTATATCGTCTAGAGTTTGACAAATCACAAACGGTTAACATACCAGCTGAAACTATCAGATTGGTTGTAGGTTACTCTAAGAAAGGACCTTACAACACTCCAGTATTCATTGAAGATACTGAGCAATTCGTACAGATTTTTGGTGGTGTTGATAAGTCTTTAGAAAAGAAAGGAATGTTCTTCCATAGATCAGCCCTAGAAACTCTTTCAAGAGGACCTATCCTAGCACTTAACTTAACATCTAATGATGCTGACGATACAGTAAGCATGGTATCTCCCGTAACAGATGGTGGTGAACAAGGTTTATCATTCGCTGAATTAACAACAGAATACGCAGACGTATTTGATACGGATAAATTCTGGACACCTTCAGATAGTAAAGTTTTAGCAGCTGCTGGAAACACTACTGCAAATTCAACTAACGCTATTACTTTTGCAAACATCAAACAAGACCCAATTACGATTATCGTAAAGCAAGCGGCTAATACTGCTGGTTTTGAAGTTACTGCAAGAGAATGGTATGGTGAAGGTAACCTTCCAGAAGGTATCGATGGATTAGAATATGTTTCTGATTACATGGTAGACGTATTAGTTTACAAAGGTACATTCAACGCTAGTGAATTAAACAACGACCCAGTTTACGGTCAATACTTTACTAACGAAGGTTTACTTAAATCACAACTTACTAGCTTTACAAACTTAAGAGAAGTTTCTTTAGTTGCACAGTATACAGGTTCTTTAATCCCAGAATTTATGGATAATGAAGGACGTCAATTGTATATTGAAACTCTAATTAACTTAGAAGCAAGAAGAACTGGACTTTTCTGTGCAGTTAATGAAGATGCAATTGCTAATATCGATCTTATCGGTGAAGGTTTTGATATTTACCAAGACTACCAATTATTATCTCACAACATTGAGCAAGGAGTTGCAACAGATGACGTAACTGTAGGCGCTGAAGTAATTGTTGATGGCAATAAATTGACTATTACTGGTGTTGATGTAACTGCAGATATTGTAATAGGAGACTTCTTAAAATCAGCGGTTAATAATGAATATTCACAAGTAACAAATGTTGCATTTAGTGCAGATACTGTAGTAACAGTTGGTGGAACGTTCGGTATTTCTAAAATTGCTGACGTTTACGAGAAGTACTCCGCACCTCTAGTAGGTCAGCCTTCTTTTGCTGCAGCTAATATTACAGTTGCTCCAAACGGAGACTTAACTGTTGATGCTGAATTAACAGCACTTGAACTTGATATATTAACAACAAGCGCATTCTTGAAAAGCGCAAACGCTGGTGAGTATACTAATGTTACTAACATAGAAGCATTACCTGGTTCTGGTAAAACTGTAATCTCAACTGCTGATGGTGCAGATGCTGGCTTCTACGATGGTACTGGTGTAACAACAATCAAAACTTACAAAAGAGCAAATTCAACTACAATCCCAGTTATTACAATTAATGAAAATGATAGAGTAGAAGTAGTTCCAACTGGATGGACATTTACATCATTAGGTGCTGGTCAATCAACTTGGTCTAGAACAGTCTTAACTTCTGCTGGTGAACCTGCGTTTAACACTAACATCAAAGTTGGTATGTATATGCCAGATGCAACTAGTGGTAAATTAGCTAGAATCTTACAGATTCAAAAAGAAGCACCAGTTGCAAACGTTGCACTAGGCGAAACTACTTATACTTATAAGTTTATTACACATAGAAACTTAGCAACTGAACCTGAATATGCTCTTAAGAGATATGAAGATGCTACAACAACATATACAATGTTCCCAATTGAAGGAACTGTTATTAATGAGAAATCAATCTCTGAATTATTAGCAATGTTAAAACCAGGTACTGGTCTTGCAAATACTTTAATTGACAAAGATGCAATCACATTCAGATATGTAATTGATACATTTGCTTCATTAGAAAATGACGGACTCTTAAACAAAGAAGAGATTACTCAACTTTGTAAAGAGAGACAGAATGCTTCTGCAATCTTAAATGCACCAATGGTACATGAGTTTAAAGCTTCAAAAAATCCATCATTCTTAAATGAACTTACTGGGGCATTTGAAACTAGACATATTGCAACTGGAGGTAACTTAAACCTTAACCCAACTGCACTTTATACATTACCAAGCCTTAATGAAGGAGCTAACTTTGGTTTCTACTACGGACCTGGACTTAATGTATTAGAGAATGGTAGAGTTAAAGTAATCCCACCAGCGGCTTACGTATCAAACAACTACATTGACAAATATACAGATGCTTTACCATGGTCAATCATCGCAGGACCTAGAAGAGGTGTTGTAGGTGGTACTGGAGTTCAAGCACTTGAATTTGCATTCGATAAGAACGACAGAGATGTACTTGAGCCATTTGGTATTAACCCAATCGTTTTCGAAAGAGGAGTTGGTTTAACAATCAAAGGTAACAAGACTGCACAACAATCAATTCAATCAGCTCTTTCTTCTGCTCACGTGAGAGAGGCAATGATCTACATTGAAGATGGTTTAGCAGAAATCTTAAAGAACTACTTATTCGAGTTTAATAATGCTCAAACAAGATTAGAGATTAAAACTTTAGCAGACAACTTTATGGAGTCGGTTAAGAAAGATGGTGGTGTTTACGATTACAGAAACATCATGGACGGAACTAACAACACTAACGAAGTTATTGACAACAACATGGGTATCTTAGATACGTACGTTGAGCCGGTTAAAGGTCTTGAAATCTTAGTATCGAGAGTAACAATCTTGAATACAGGTGAAATTGCTACTGGTAACTTCGCATAAGAAATTAGATATATAAAATAAATACAAATATAAAGATATGGCTTTACCACATTATTCGGAAGATCAAACAAGTAAAAAAGGCAGAAATTTTGAGCCAGTTCAGGCTAACCTGTTTGAGGTAACTATTTTACCTCCAGCAGGAGTTGCAGGACAAGAGTTGTTTTTACAGCACGTAAACTCAATTTCTGGACTTGATGGTCTACACAAAGGAGTTGACGCAGTAACTCAGAAATACAAATTTGCGAGCAGATCATACGCTGGTATGATTGGTGAAACTACAGTTGATGTAACTGTTAACTTTTCGCTAAACTTAAACGATGCAAACCAAGCTTACTTATATAAGTCTTTAAGACAATGGTACAGAGCTCAGTATAACCCTGAGACTGGAGAAATGGGTCTTAAAAAGAACTATGTTGGTACAATCGTTATCGTACAGTTTAACAGAGAAGGAGACATTTACAGAAAGGTAACACTTGATGACTGTTTTATCACATCTGGTATCGGATTTACTTCTGAATTATCATACGAATCTGCAGATCCAGCAACATTAGAAATTGGTTGGAGATCAGATGTATGGTCTGAAGAATTAAACTAAACTAACCTACTATAAAAATAAGAAGGTGAAAGCCTTCTTATTTTTTTTAACACAGAAAACATAATATAATATCAATATAATAAAATAATATGGAGAACCAAAAGCTTACAAAAAAGCTCCAGGTGCTATTAACAGAAACAGAGGTTAGTCAAATTAATAGAGTTATCTTAAATGATGCACTTGATAGCGAGACTAGACCTATTTCAATTAGTGCCTTTATTAGAAATCTCATAAAAAGAGAGCTAGAAACGAAAACAATTGAACAGAAGTCGTATATAAAACAAAACCTTAAAAACTTAAAAGAAAAGTAATATGTCAGAACAGAATAAATTTACAGAAGAAGAATTGGCAAGACTTGCTGAACTGGACGCTCGTGAACAGGCGATTAGATCAGGACAAGCAGAATCTTCAAATATTGAAGAGGTTGAAGCAGTAGAAGATGTAATTGAAAAACAAGGATTGGGCAGTGTAAACATGGCCAACTTTGCACCACAAAAAGCAGAATCTTCGGACTCTATCTTAGGGTGGATGGTCCTAGACCAAGATACATTACCATCAAGAGGTAAATTCTACCCAGCTGATTGTGTAATTAAAATTAGATCTGCAAGAGCTAAAGAGATTAGACATTTCTCAACCATGGATGAGAATAACTATATCGACATGGAAGAGAAACTTAACTCTATCGTAGAGTCTTGTACTCAATTAACAACATCAAAAACTAGAATGACTTATAAAGATATTCTAGAAGAAGATCGAGTTATTATTCTATTAGCAATTAGAGATTTAACATTCCCAGAACCAGAGCAAAAATTAATGCTTAAAGGTAAAACTGAGAAAACAAAAAGAACTGTAGATATTGAACTTTCTACAAAGTATTTAGTACCAACAGAAGTTCCAGAAGAAATTGAAGCATATTATGACTCAAGAGAAAGAACTTATGTAATTAAGACTAGATCCGCTGGTGTGGTCCGTATGAAGCCACCAACAATTGGAGCTATGGAAAAGATTACAGCTTATTTAAGAGATCGCCAAGAGAAAGATATTGAGTTTGATAAAGCATTCGTGCAAGTCTTACCTTATATCCAATCAAACTGGCAAGATCTATCTTTAACTAAGATCTTCCAAGCTGAGATTGATTACAAAGGATGGGATGAGAAAAAGTTTATGGTTATCTATAGACTTGCAGAAAAGATGAGAATTGGTGTTCAAACAACACTTGAAATGGAATTCGACGGGGAGATCGCGAAAGCCCCTCTTGAGTTCCCAGGTGGCATCAAAAGTCTTTTCATTATTTCAGATCTCGCTGGAGAATTACTTTAAGACTAAGTTCTACCTGGGCATTCATCTTAGAATGCAGCCCTCGGAGATTGAAGAAATGTACTATTATGAATATTGGTACTATGTCAAAAATCTACAGGACTACATAAAGGCTAAGAATAAGCAACAAATGGACCAACAAGAACATGCGGAGTCTCAGCAATCTTCATATAGATCGCCTAAAGCTCCAAAGATGCCCTCGGTCCCATCTTTAAAGACACCTTCATTGAAGATGCCTAAGTTTTAAAGATATATACTAAATGGAGTGCTATTAATTTAGCACTCCATTATATATGAAAAAAATTAGTTTACCAACTACATGAATAAATTCTTCCAGAATGCTTTTGATAAAATAGGTGGCCAAGGTGCAGTTTTAAAAGAGATCCAAGAAAATACTAAAGTTACTGCGGTATCAGTTTCAGTCGGTGGTAGTTTATATTCTAGAATTGATAACCTAGTAACCGCAATAGAGGAATTAACTGGTGTGGCGAAAGGAACTGGCAAGGGAAGCCCTACTGGACTAAGTATAAAGGATTCAATTGCTGTGTCTATTATGGCACCTGCAATGAAACCTCTTGGAAAGGGTTTAGAATTTATTATAGCAGCCTTAAATAGACTAGAGGGTGGCGAAGAGAAGGCCAAAGGTCTTGAGGCCATTGTTAAAGTATTACAATCAATTGCAGATATTGGTAAATCAGTATTTGCATTTGCTGGTTATATGGCGTTATCATTGCCATTATTGATGTTAGCAGTAGTCGCTGCTCCGCTTTTTGCAGTATCATTATTCTTAATTGTCGGTGCTATAAGATTAGCTACAAAATGGATTGATGTTGAGGCAATGAAGTCTTTAGAAAACCTTAAACATGTTGGTAAGGGTATTCTAGTACTTACTGGTTCGTTAGCACTAGCCTCACTAATAATGCCATTTGCATTAAAAGGCGTGTTGGGAGCTGCATTAATAATCCTACTAATTGGTGGAGTATTTACATTACTTGCAATGACAGGCCTAACTGACACTATTGAGGAGACTGCAAAGGGACTAATGTTCGCTGGATTAGCTATCTTATCATTAGGAGTCTCATTAGCTCTATTCTCACTTATAGAACCATATGCAATGGCAGGTATGTGGTCTGCTGCAAAAATAATATTACTAATAGGTTTGGCATTTGCACTAATTAGTCAAATTGACGGTGGTATTAAAGATGCAGGTATGGGCTTAATATTTGCAGCAGGTGCAATATTATCATTAGGTATAGCGTTAGCTCTGTTTAATATAATTCTACCAAACCCAGAGACAGCAATGGCTCCAATGTTGGTAGTCGGTGGAGTTGCATTAGCATTTGCACTTATTGGCCGAGGTGCTAAAGGGATAAAAGAAGGAGCACATGCCTTATTGTGGGCGTCTCTGGCAATTATTGTAGTTGGATTGTCATTCCAATTGATGAATCAGATAATTCCGGCAGAATTTGCATTGGATATTATGAACTATACGCCGCTTCTAGCAATAGGAGCAGTAGCACTTACATTCCGTATTATTGGTGTTGGAGCAAAACATATTCAAAAGGGAGCTATTGCAATGTTAGCTGCTGGTGGTGCATTATTGGTAATCTCTATAGGATTCATGCTGATGTCAAAAGCATTAGGGGAAAATCCATGGACGGTTATTGGAGGTTCATTAGCGTTTATTACTGGACTTGGAGTTGTAATGGGAGTTGCAGGTTTAGCAACACCGTTTATTCTAGGAGGAGCGGCAGCAATGACAGTTGCTGGTGTTGCATTAATTACAATTGGTGCTGGTCTATTGATTATGAATAAAGTATTCAAGAACACCTCCGCGATAAATGCCATGTTAGCATTAGAGGATGGCTCTCCTGCATTAGTAAGACTTTTAACTGCAATTGGCGAAGGATTCTTATGGGCTCCGTGGAACGCAGCTGCAATCCTGACAGGATCTGGAGCAATGGTAGTTGCTGGTGTGGCATTAATTACAATTGGTAAAGGTTTAAAAGAATTTAAACAACTTGCCAAAGATATAGACATGCCCGCGCTAGGAGAAACAGTAACACAGATGGTTGCTACTTTAGCAGGTACATTCTATGTAATTGGTAACGGAGGTACAATAACAGGTATAAATGGTGAACCAATAACCTTTACGAAAGGTGGTTGGTTTACTCCAAATCCGGTTAAAGTTGGTGTTGAATCTGTAATGAATATGGGTACTGCACTAACGGGTATTGCAATGGGTATGCAGAATATGGCTAACCTTAAATTCCCAACCGGATTTGATAAAGATGGTAAGGCTACTGGATATGAAACAATGCAAAGTGATGCACCGGCAAAGGTTGCAGAAAACACAGCCATGTTAATATCATCACTGTCTGCACCATTTGCTGAAATTGGAAAAGGATTTGAAGTAGAAATAACAAACCCAATTACCGGAAATAAATTTAAAGTATTAATACCTGCTGGTAATATATTCTTTAAAAACCCAGTAACGGCTGGTATTGAAGCAGTCCAGGGTATGGGTAGTGCTTTAACAAATATTGCTAAAGGTGTTTCCGATATGGCAATGTTAAAAATGCCAGAAGGGTTTGATAAAGATGGTAAAGCAACTGGTTATCATAAGTTTAATGCAGGGGATGCTTTGAAAGTATCTCTTAATACTCATTTATTAATTGATGCACTTACTGGTACATTTACCGAAATCGGGGCAAAACCAGAGGCAAAAAGTAGTTTTTGGGGTGGTAAATCAACAATTCAAAAAGGTATTGATTTAGTACAAGGTATGGGAGAGCCATTGGTAAACTTAGCAAAAGGAGTACAGGATATGGCCAACCTTAGATTTCCAAAGACATGGGGTGATGACGGTAAGCCTACTTCATACTGGGAGGGCGAAGATATTAATGATATTTCGACTACAGTAGCAGACAATACAAAAATGCTTATTAATGCATTAACTGGTGTATTTGAGGAAATAGGTTCTGGTGAATCTAAAACTGGAGGTTGGTTCTCATCTACAAATTTTGAAAAAGGGAAAGAGATTATTGAATTGATTTCAGAGCCTTATTCAAAACTAGGAAGTTCGATTAGTACAATTGCTGAGGCTGTAATGAAACATGATGTTGATAAGGTGACCGGTAAAATTAAATCATTTATAGGAGTATTTACAAGCGCAGGTGCAGATGCTGAAGATTCTGCTATTTTAAATACTAAAAAATTATTAATTAATGCAATCGGTCATAGTTTCGAGAAATTGGGAGCTGCAATCCCAAGTATTATTACTGCAATTGGAAGTTATGATTCAGAAAAAGGTAAAGCATTCACACAAATGTTTATCGGACCAGTGGATGCTAAAAAACCAAATGCTAGTTATAATGCACAAAAACTATTATGGAATTCAATTGGCCATAGTATGACTAAAACTGGTGAAAGTATGCCTAAGATTGCTGAGGGTATTAATGCTATTGATTTTGACAAACTTGTTGAAACCAGAAAAATGTTTGAAGCACTTGGTGTTCTTTCAAATGGTGGTGAGCCTTCGGATATATTAGCTCAAATGGGAGAATCTCTTTCAGAAGCACTACAAAACTTAGCAGAAATGTTGGGTGAGTTTAAGAATACAGTTAGTGAAGGTAATGAAGCCCAAGGTGGAATATTAAGTTCTATTGGAGATACTGTAAGCGATCTTGGTAAGTCAGTTGGAATTGGAGGTGGATCTGATAAACCAGCTCCAGCACAACAGGCAGCTCCAGATAATAGTGCAGTTGTCAGTGCAATTAAACAATTGCAGAGTACATTGACATCTAAAGGTATTAAAGTTAAATCTCAATTTACCTAACACTGAAACAAATAGTCATCTTCTTGTATAATTTTAAAATAACAAGAAGATGATTACAACAACTATTTCACATTATGATAGCTCTACTTTAAAGTCAGCTGCATATAACTACAAAGAGAAAACTTTGTTAGTCCATTTCAATCATGCATCATACCTTTATAAGGATGTTACTTCTACTGATTGGAATCTATTTAACCTTGCAGAATCTCAGGGTAAAGCCCTAAATGAGTTTATTAAACCAAACTATGAATTTGAGAAAATTCACAGTGAAGATATTTCTCTAGCCGGAAATTAAAAATAAAAACAATAAAATTATGGAACAAACAATTGCATTTGTTTTAGGTGTATTGGCGGTGTTAGCATTAGCTGGCGTTTACAATATGTTTAAGACTCGCGTACATGTCAAGGATTTGTACGAAGAAATTGAAGATTTACAGAATCTCATTAATGAACTAGAGCGTGATTACGAATCTAGATTTGATTTGATAGATCGTAGAGTTGACCAAGAGATTGATCGAAGCGATAATCTATTAGATGAATTAGAAACAAAACTATACCAGCATTATGAAGAGCTAGTATCAAACACAGAACTTAATTTTGATACTGCACAGAGATATGTTGATTCTCGAACCGATAAATTGGAGGAGAGAATGAAAGATAATATTGCTAAACTAATTGCAGACGTATATTCTAACATGGATGCAAAGTTTAATGATAATACATCCTTTGTAGATAGTTTATACCATTCTATTAAAGACTTAACAAAAAATAAAAATAAATAAATAAACCTCTTGGCTAGAGTAGATGAAGGCAACCAGAAATGGTTGCCTTTTTTATGAAACAAAGAATATTACATTAAGTATAATAATAAACAAATATAATTATGAAGGATAAAATCATAGAGAGGCTAATAGACCAGGGTCATATCGTTATTCGATGTGCAAATAGAATCCTTAATCATAAGGGTGAATATCTCCAAGATATTGAAGACCTACATAGAGATGGAAATATTTCTACGAGCGAATCAATTACATTATTAAAAGAATCAGATACTGTAGAGATTCCGTTTGGAGTACCAAACCATTATCCACCAACAATTCAACCATATACTGATCGGACATGGGACCCAAATCGCACGGGAAATCCCTATTGGACTGTAACTTGTTCACATGATTTAGATAAGAATAGAACAGACAAATAAAATGGGAGACGATATGATTTTTTGGGATGATATGTGGAACCAGCCTGATAATGATAAACCTAAAGAAGAGCCCAAACCAACTAAGCCCAAGAGCGAATGTTGCGGTGACTGGGATGAATTTGGAAAGTGTAGATGTAATAAATCTACAAAATAATTGCCAAAAAGTTTTCTAGTGTCAATTTTTTTGTTTATATTTACACTGTAATTAAAACTTAACAATATGACAAAATCAATTAAAGTATTTAAAGAGAGTGAGGTTCCAAATGGAATGTTCGGAACTTCATTAAAGGGCTATCTTAAACAAGGAATTAAATTCCAAGATATAGTTTCAGTCCTAGGAGAACCAACATATGGACCTGAATTCTCAGGTGATGGTAAAGTTAACTTTGAATGGGTTGTAGAATTTGAGGGTAATATCTTTACAATTTATGACTGGAAAACATGGGACCCAGAATATTCAATGACCGAATTGGATAAATGGCATGTTGGTGGTAAGACCTACTCCGGAGACTTTGAAGACTTAATTGAAGAACTTATAAAAGAGAAAACACATGCCTGAATTAGCAGAACTTAAATTAACAGCAGACTTTATTAATCTCAATTCTGGAAAGATTAAATACATGGCCATTAAGAAGAGTCCTGAGCATAAGGGCTTAGAAGTCAACGTATCATTCACTGAGTTTACGATAGTTGCAGAGAGTCGAGGCAAGGAGCTCTTACTATGGCTTAAAGATGTACATTCTGATAAATTCATAACTTTACAAATGACAATGGGCATGAGTGGCCATTTCCAGGTTACAAACACTGGACAAGAGCCAAAACATGCACACCTTAAATTCTATCGAAAGGACGGAACTACTCTAAGCTTTGTAGACGTTCGAAGATTTGGTAATTGGAAGCAGGGTATTACATGGAAAGCCGATAGAGGTCCAGATCCTACGACAGAGTCGCGTGAATTCTTTTTGAATATAATGACGAACCTTACAAAGAAAGCATTTAAGAAGCCACTCTATGAAGTCTTAATGGACCAAAAATATTTTAATGGAATTGGTAATTATCTAAGAGCTGAAATTATTTATAGATGTGAGGATGTTAACCCATTCTTGCCAGCTGGTCAGCAAATTGCAAAGTACCCTAAAATATTAAAAATGTGCGAGGATGTTGCAAACCTAGCCTATGCTCGAGGCGGTGGAAGTATTAAAGACTGGAAGAATCCGTTTAATGAACAGTCAACTGAGAAGTTTATGCTCTGTTATGGAAACAAAAACATGTCCGAGCGTATAGATCCTAAAGGTAGAAGATTCTGGTACGATCCAAAGTGGGATATATCAATCCACCGAGACGATCTTAAGGATTGGGATTACTATAGTGGACTTCCAAGTCCAACAGCTTATATGTAAAATAAACAAAACATGATAAATTTAAGTAAAGAACAAATAGAAGCAATCGCAGAGCGTTTAGATGATGTCATCGGCAATCACTTTCATGATGCAATAATCGCTGAAGTAGATGCCGAGATTGATGATGCTGATGTCTATGAAATTAAAAAAGTATTAGCAGAGGGTTATCTTGCTGAATATGCTGAATATAAAAGAAACAATTAAATACTTGCAGATATAACATACATGAAAATAATCTTAGTAGGAAAGGCCGCTAGTGGTAAAGATTTTATAAAACGTAAATTAGAAGAAAAGGGCTTTAGAGCTGGTGTAAGTCATACGACAAGGCCAAGTCGACCTGGTGAAGTAGATGGTGTAGATTACCATTTTGTAGACCGAGCTAAATTCATTAAGATGATTGAAAATAAAGAGTTTATTGAATACATGGAATTCAATGGCTGGTTTTATGGACAAACTGAAGATGATTTTGATAATTCGGATATAATGATTATGTCCAAAGATGGACTTGATATGTTGCCCGAAGAATATCGTAAACAATGTATTGTAATCTACCTAGATATTCCAATGGAAGAGAGGCTTAAACGACTTGAATCTAGAAATGATAATAATGATTCAATCGAGCGTAGAGTTAGAACAGACGAAGAGCAGTTTGCGGGATTTACGGATTACGAAATTAAAATTACTAACCCAGATTTTTAAGATATATAAAAAACAAGAATTTTTAAAAAACAAGAAAAATGAGTAAAGAATTAGAAACACTAAAAGCAACACAAGCAGAATTACAGGCTAAAGTTGACACAATGCAAACGGAAGCAGCTGAAAAGCTATTTGACATTAACCTAGAGGATAAGTCAATGATTAAAACCATGATGACACACTTAGATAAGTCATATACATGGAAAACTCAAAATGCTGCAATTATTGTAACGTTGCATGACAAATTGAAAGCAAGACATAAAGAATTGGCAGATTTAGCCAATGGTGAATCTTGCTCAGTAGGACTTAAAGGACATGAATTAAATGGACTTTACCAAGCTCTATTAAATTGCGAAGGTACTGGTATTGAGGGTGCACGTAGATTTATTACAATGTTGACACATGTTGGTCAAACAGTAGGTGAGGCTATGCAAGAGCTTGGCACACTAAATGAAGATATAAATACAGCACATACTGAACTTGCTGATGTTGATAAACAAATCAGAGAATTTGGAGTACCGACAGAAAGAGTTGAAGCAGAGCTAGAAACTGAAATGGATGAAGTACAAAAGTAAGAGTCAAAAGCGTTTAGACTTTATTGACCTTATTACAGAAGCCATCACACATGATGATATCTTCGGTACTATTAATTACAAAAACCAAAATGAGGATCAGATAAAGCAATTTATCTATCCTCATCTGGTTGATTCTCTATCTGAATATGTAGTTGAGAATAAAGGTATTGATAAAGTACTAGCTAAAGAACAAGTTAAGAAGAGCTTAAAATGGGAAGGTAATGTTAACACTACCGTAAACCATATACTTTTCATGGGAACACAGAACCGCCCTGATATGGTTCTAGAAATGAATGGTCTTAAAATAGCTATTGAATTCAAGCGTGGTGGAAAGGGGAGCGACCTAAGATCTGGTTTCGGACAGTCTATGGTTTATGCCACACACTATGATTTTGTACTCTACCTTTTCGTAGACACTACAGATGATAAGCGTATTTTCAATTCTACTGGCGGTGGAAACGAAACTGAATTCGTAGATCTTTTATGGGACCAATATAACATTAAATTTATTGTAGTCTAATATGGCAATATACGTAACATCAAATATGCAATTAGGTCGTCCTAATGCAATGAAGACCTATAATCGTGAGTTTGAATCAGTAGATAAAATGAATGACCATCTTATTCTTGAATGGAATAAAATTGTTAAGACTGGAGATACTGTCTATCACTTAGGTAATTTTGCATGGGATCCTAAAACTGCACAAGATAGTCTACTAAGACTTAATGGTACTATTAAATTTATAATAGCAGAACATGATGAGGCTTTAAAAACTTTAGAGACAAAGAATATGTTACGAGATGGCGTTAGTATTATAAATCAGATTAATACGTTAGATAATCTAAAAGCCACTATTAGTTATTGGCCTCTTCTTAATTGGCCTAGTAAGTCTAAAGGCTACTGGTCTATTATTGGTTATCCAAATAAGAAATATAAATCAGATCCTAAAACTAAGACTATCAACGTTTCTACGGATCTCTGGGGTAATAAACCACAGGAACTAGAGAGAATTCTAGAAATATTTAAAGATATTTAGTAATTGTTAATAACTTTTGGTCAAATTGTTGGCCAAAAGTTTTTTAGTGTCATATAAATTGATTATATTTACACTGTAATTAACAAACAAACTAAATAACATTATGAATATTAAAGAATCAATCATCAATTTTGTAGAAGTAGAACTTCAAAACAACATCACCGATTATTATACTAAAAACTACAGCAATTTAACTATTCCAAAAGTGGAAGTTAGTTTTGGTAGAAAATATGCTAAAATCTTAAACGGTAGTTCTGTATGGGGCTTTGTTGATTTGGCAAACGGTGACCTGCTTAAAGCAGCATCATGGAGAACTCCAGCTAAGCATAGTAGAGGTAATATCCTTAATGGGACTGCGCAATATACTGTTTATGGACCTGCTTATCTAAAATAAATCAAAATAATTTGCAAAAAGATTGCATTTAATTTTTTTATGTCAATCTTTTTTATTATATTTACACTGTAATTAACACAAATACTAAAAAATCAATATATGTCAAAAGCTAAACAAACATCTTACCGCGAACTATCAGAAAACTTTTTTACATCTAGAACTGAGAAGGACTACGTTGCACTTCATAATAAAGTGAAACCAGGTCTACGTTCTTATATTTTTAATGTAGTTAAAGATAATGATGCAGCAGATGATATACTAGTTAACACACTTACTAAATTATGGACTAAGATTGACCAATACGATCCACAATATCAAATCACTACTTGGTTGTATAGAATTGCATTCAACGAGTGTTTAGGTTGGATCCGTAAGCGTAATCGTACTTATTCTATTGAAGGTATGCGTGATTTTGGAGTTGAAATTACTGAGTCTAATAAAATTGGCTATACTGCAAATGACCTTCTTATCGAATATGAGATGAAGTCTGAACAAGATTTTATGGATGACGAGAGCGCTCTTATGAAGCAGTACGGAAGTGCACTGGACGCAATCCAAAGCCTACAGCCGCTCTACAGAGAAATCTTAGAAGATAGACTCTTAAATGAGATGAAGTATGAAGATATTGCAGATAAGCATAATATCACACTACAGACTGTTAAGAATAGAATCCGTAGAGGTAAAACTCTAATTGCACAAAAAATGACAAAATAATTTTAAAGTCTGTAAACAAACCTTATAGATAAGGTATAATACATGAAAATAACAAAAATCAAAAACAAGTTAATAACTTGGATTCTAATAAAAACAATAAGACATTGGATGTCTTGGGTCAGAGAATCTAGATTTTGGAACGTTCTTTAACTTAATGGTACAATCTTTACTATTTTGTAAAATTTATGGTAGACGCGTGGATATATATAATAAATATGTACCAAATACTACTATGAAAAAGACAAAAGATGAAATAAAAGAAGCTATCAATAATAGTAAATCAATGGCACAGGCTGCTGATTTATTAGGATTAGCCTTTTCAACGTTTAAAAGATATGCGACAAAATTAGATTTGTACAAGCCACTAGATGATACATCTGGTAAAGGTACTTATAAAGTGAAGAAGCAATTAAGCGATGTATTTTCAGGTAAAGAACATATGGTAACTCATCAACTAAAGGCGAGATTAATCAGAGAGGGTTACATGGAGTATAAGTGTTCTGAATGTGGAATTAATGAATGGAATAATAATAGATTGGGTTTAGAACTTGATCATATTTCAGGAATTAGATCCGATAATTCTTTAGAAAACTTAAGACTTTTGTGTCCTAACTGCCATAGTCAAACCCATACATTTAGAGGCAGAAATGTCTCAAATCGTACAGTTGATTAGTAACAATGCTTGAGTGGTGGAATTGGTAGACACGATGGACTTATAGGAATTTTGAGCCTCATAACTGAAAGGTTATGTTGCATACACTCTTAAATTCGGGGAAACCTTTTAAATGGCAATCCCGAGCCAAGCCAAGAAATTGGAAGGTGTAGAGACTTAACAGGAGTGGTCTAAGTCAGAAATGATATGATTGAGAGAAAGTCCAGACCCCAAACATCGAAAGATGGTAACGAAAGTTATAGTAGGTAAGAAAATCCATTGAACAGTAATGTTCGTGCGGGTTCAAGTCCCGCCTCAAGTACAAGAAATATGGGGGAGATAAACGTAATATCCTAAGAGCACAATCGACGGATTGCTTAGGTCGGGTCCTTGATGCTGAAAGCGCGCTATAAAAGGAGAAGCCCCCTTATTATTAAAGAGGAATGCCAGAGCGGTCGAATGGACTTGACTTGAAATCAAGCGTACTTCACGGTACCGGGGGTTCGAATCCCTCTTCCTCTGCAAAATGATCCGGTAGTTCAGTTGGTTAGAATACTTGCCTGTCACGCAAGTGGTCGCGAGTTCGAGTCTCGTCCGGATCGCCAGAATAAATTAGAGAGGCAGTGAAGCTGTAGTTAATGGTGGTGCTAAAAGAACGAAAAAGGGTTTAGAGTAGTTCGAGCGTAAGCAAACCATTAACCAGAAACCCCGAAAGACCCGAAACCTCTCTTATTTGTTCCCTTCGTCTAACGGTTAGGACATCAGGTTTTCATCCTGAAAATAGGAGTTCGATTCTCCTAGGGAATACATTCTTAAACAACGGACTCTTAGCTCAGCTGGATAGAGCACCTCCCTTCTAAGGAGGCGGTCGAAGGTTCGAATCCTTCAGGGTTCACAAAAAAATCGCAGCGATAGGGCACCAGTACTGAATTCGTAAAAAGTGAAAGGTACACTCACTGCAGGTTAAGCGATATCCTGCAATTATGCATCTGTGGTGGAATTGGTAGACACGCTAGACTTAGGATCTAGTGCCACAAGGCGTGAGAGTTCGAGTCTCTCCAGATGTACTGTGAACCTTTTTTCATTTTCATAGATAAACATATTGCTCAAATAAAAATAACAAAATGAAAGATTATAATAAGACGCTAGTTTTGGATTCTAGTTATACTCCAAGAGGAATTATAAGTAGTCTTAGAGCTTTCGTTATCGTTTATAAAGGAAATGCCAATGTCGTCTATGAACATGAAGAGGCTTTTAAGCTCTATAATCCAGAGCTTATAATCCAGAAGCCTTCGATTATTAGAGTGCCTAAATATGTGAATACTAAACACCATAAGGTTCCAATGACTAGGAACAATATCTATAAAAGAGACGGATTTGAATGTGTTTATTGTGGAGAAGGAGAAACTAGACAGCTAACACTAGACCATGTTGTGCCAAAATCAAAAGGTGGACAAAATACTTGGGAGAATCTTGTAACAGCATGTAAGAAGTGTAATAATGAAAAGGCGGATTTAAGTCTTGAAGAATGGGGTAGAGAAATACCAGAACCAAAGAGACCTCATTACTTAATGTTACTTCGACAGGTTTCACATATTCCAGAAGAATGGAAGCCCTATCTACAAATCTAGTTAAAAGAGAGGCTCATTTTTGATATATAACTATATGCACTGACGCATGTGCTTAAATATAATATATAAAGATGAAAAAAATTATAAATTGGGTTGTAGGTCTATTAAAAGACGAAAAGGGAACTCCATCATCTAAAAGATTTGTAGGGATATTAGCAGGTGTTACATTATGTGGTGCTCTTGTTGCTAATCTATATACTGAATATCCAGTTGATGCTACTTTAGTAAATGCTGTAGCAGCAATCTGTATTGGAGGTCTAGGTCTTGCTTCGGTTGATAAAATCTGGGGTAATAAAAATAATCCTGGAACTTAATGATTTTAAGGAAGGGTTCTAGAGGTGATATGGTCAAAGAACTACAAATGTTCTTAGATATTAAAGCCGATGGTGATTTTGGTGCGGGCACTGAAAAAGCCTTAAAGGAATGGCAGGCTAAAAATGGTCTTGTTGCTGATGGTATTGTGGGTCCTAAAACTTGGGATGCTATGGGTCTTGCTACTACTGATGATTCAGAAAAAGTTTACACAACAGAAAATGGATTAATAATTAATAGACACTTCTTACCAAAGGGTGAATATTTAGAAGGTCCAACAAAAAAAGAATACTTATTCTTACACCACACTGCTGGTTGGAATAACCCTTATAAAACAATAGACTCATGGGGAAGAGACACTAGGGGAAGAGTGGCAACTGAGTTTGTTTTAGGCGGACAGAAGGTTAATGATAATGATACACAATATGATGGCGTGATGGTTCAAGCATTCCCAGAAGGTGGATATGGTTGGCATCTTGGAAAGAATGGATCTCAACATATGCATAATTGTTCAGTAGGAATTGAAGTAAATAATTTTGGTTATATCAAGGATGGTAAAACATATGCTGGAACTAGAGCACATGAAGATCAAATAGTTACTTTAGCAGAACCATTTAAAGGCTATAAGACATGGCACAGATATTCTGATGCTCAAATAGAATCACTAAGACTTTGGATGCACTTTATTGCAGAAAGAGATGGTATTGATATTAGAGCTGGTTTACCTGCACTAGTTAAAGAAAAAGGAGCAGATGCTTTCTTATTTAATGCAGATGCATATTATGGTAAGGTAAGGGGTGTTTGGACACATACTAATACTAGGAAAGATAAATTCGATATGTTTCCACAACAAGAATTATTAGATATGTTAACGAGCCTCTAAATTGTTAATAACTTTTATCAAAATAATTAGCCAAACATTTTTTTGTTTGGCTTTTTTTGTTTATATTTACACTGTAATTAAAACTTAAAACAAAACAATATGGCAATCCCAAAAATTTACAAACACGGAATCGAAATAGTTAAACCATGGTCAAAAGAAATGTATGACTATAATGATAACGTTCGCGAGCATATGATTAAAGAGATTGAATTCTCAATCAATGCACTAGAAGATGAAACCACGGCTAATAAACTGGCAAAGATTATTAATCCTTATGGATATGGTGCAGGTCACAATCTAGAAAGTATGAAAGCTGATATGTTAAAGAACGCTGAACATTTTGAAAACTACTGGTTAGCAGAAATTTGGGACGAACTAATCGAAGCAGATTTTGTAATGCCAATCTTTGGTGAAGGCAATGAAGTTTTTCATATTATTGGTTTTGAATCTCGTGAAGAAATCTTAGAACTAAGAGCTAAATTTGCATAATATGAAAGAGATTTACATGGAACAGACAATTCAATTATTAGCATTTATTAATAGAGAGAATCCAGACTTTATTAAAGAGCTAATTGGATTAGGAGAGGTTAAAGAATTAGAATCTGGAGCAAAATACTTAGTAATACAATAAAATATGACAGACTTTCAACTTATACATGATTTTATCGAAGCATCAAACGCTACTAACTCTAATACGGACAAGATAAACGTCTTAAAGACGTATACTCAATATGAAAGTGTTAGAAAGGCATTAGCCTATACATATGATAAATTTAAACAATATGGGATAACTTCAGCTAATTGTAAAAAGAACTCGGATCTTTTGGGTCACCCTAATACATACGGGGATTTCTTTGGACTATTAGATGACCTTAACGATAGAGTCTGTACAGGCCATACTGCAATTGCCAACGTTAACCGATTTGTCTTAGAGAACAAACAATATGAAGATATAATCTTTAACATTATTGATCGTAATCTAAAGACTCGTTCGACAGCATCAATGATTAACAAGGTAATCCCGGGATTGATTCCAACATTTGATGTTGCTCTAGCTAAAGCATACGATGAGAAAACTCAAAAGAAAGTTAAGTGGTCAGACGGTTGGTTTGTTAGTCGTAAATTAGATGGTTGTCGTTGTATCTGTATTATTGACGGAGATGGAGAGCCTAAATTCTTTTCTAGAGCTGGCAATGAATTCTTAACACTTGATAATCTTAAACCTTCTATTAGACAACTTGGTCTAATTAATACAGTCCTAGATGGTGAGATTTGTATGATTGATGTCAATGGAAATGAAGATTTCACGAGCATCATGAAAGAAATCAAACGTAAAGATCACACAATCGAACAACCTCATTATTACATCTTTGACCATTTGACAATTAAAGAGTTTGAATCTAAAGTTTCAACTACAAAATTTAGTCAACGTATTGCAAATATTGAAAGTATTGTTCCAGATGGTTTAAAGGGTGTTTCAGTTCTTGATCAGTTTATTTGTGCAGATGATATGTTTGTCAGCTTATTAGAACGCTCTAAAAAAGAAGGTTGGGAAGGACTTATGTTGCGTAAAGATACTACATATAAAGGTAAAAGATCTGATGAAGTACTTAAGGTAAAATCATTCCATGATGCAGAATATGTAGTTGTTGGTGTAGAAAATGATATACATCGAGTTATTGTTGAAGGCTCGGAGGTTTCTGAATTGATGTTAAAGAATGTTATCATTGAACATAAAGGTAATCAAGTTAGAGTTGGTAGTGGTTTTAGCCATGAACAAAGACGCTATTACTTTCAAAATCCTAATGAGATTCTTGGTAAACAAATTACAGTACAGTATTTTGAAGAATCTCAGAGTAAATCTGGTGAATATTCATTAAGATTTCCAGTCATTAAAACAGTTTATGAAACAAAAAGAGATTTTTAAATAAAATAATATGGATAAAAAAAGAGTAATTATAGCAGACGAATTTAGAACTAATACATTATCACTAGTCCCAGGTGGAAGTGAAATAGAGGTTCATTATAGAAATAGGGTAAAGGTCTATACGAAGATTAAAAACCCAAAAGCATATATTAATGCAATAACAAAGGATGATACAGGTATTATTGCAATCTTTGTTGATGGAAAGCAATGGATAGTATTTCAAGGGTGATAGATATTCTCCGATTATTTAAGATATATAGATTATAAAAAAATAATAGAAAATGAAACACGTAAAACTATTTGAACAATTTACTTCAAATGTAAACGAAGCTAAAGAATCTGAATTCTTAATAGACTATCCAGGTACTGGTAGTATAAAATATACAATTAGTGATAGCCCATCAGATGATGCGACTGT